AAAGGATCAGGAATAGCCTGTTCATACGCTAACTGACTGTCCTCTAAAAATTGGTCTGCTAATAGTTTTTTCTCATAAGGCAAAGGTTTTCTTCCTAATTCTCTTTCAAATAATCCATTAACACTATTAGATACAGCAGAATAATCAGGTGGTAAATAAGGTTTGTATTCTACAGGACTAGATACAGGATTATCTAAATACAGTTGTAATACATTCTGATAACCTTTTTCTGCTTTACCTAGACCTGAAGCATTTGCTTGTGCCATAAGTTGTTCCATAACTCTGCCTTCTACACGAATATCAAAGAATCCTGGTCTAAATGGTTTGCCTACTTTATCACCAAGTAATCCTGCATTTACCATATCTGCTTGTAACTCTCTTACTTCTTCTGGTAATAAATTAGCAAAAACATTTTGATCTCCTTCTTGGTAAAAATTACCTGGTTGTGCTCCAATAGTTGTTGCTTGTCCACCATAAACAATAGGTTGGTCTGCTGTAACTCCAATAAAATCATAAGGACTTACACCTAATATATTTGCATTTACAACAGATTGATAGTCTTGTGGTTCATAACCTTTACGCAAAGCGTATTGATCTACATACTCTGCACCAAATAAATTAGTTGCTATAGCAATAGCAGTATTTAGATCAGGAGCACCATTTAATTCTGCAATATTTTCTTCTGTAACATTTATTGGATTTTGTCCTGGAAGTAAAGGTTGTTTTACTAAATCTAATATCTCTGCTATAAATTTTTCTTTTTCTGTCATTGATTACCTAATCCTAATTGTACCAACAAATTATCTTCATATTCAGGTTCTAATTCTCTTGATAGAAGTGTATCAAACATTGGTCCAAAGTCTGGATTTTCTTCTATAAGTTTTAATGCTTCATTTCTAAGTGCAGCCCTTGTAGCAGCATACTTAGATGATGTTTTCCATATTGTTTCTGATAAACCTGCATTTACAAAAGAGTTTATAATATCTTGTCGTATAGCTAAATATTTCTTCGCAGACTGAACTGTATCAAATTTAGCCAAAGCAGGATCATCAACCATTTTTATTAACTGTTCTATCTGCATATCTATAGAAGGTTTAGCAGGAGAACCTACAATACTAGGCTGACCATATCCCCAATATTGTTCTTCTAATTGTTTTTTCTTGGCATCTCTTAATGCTTTAGCAGGAGCAGTATTGTTACCTATAATGTTTATCTTTCTTTCATACGCATCTAATGCAACTGCACCTAATAGTTTGTTTTTAGCTACAGACCATTGTTCAGGAGTTCTGTAAACTCTTTTATTTTGCAACAATGCTTTTTTATATGAATCAAAAGAAAACTCTGCATATGGAGGAGGTGGTTCTAAATACCAAGCAACTAAAGGATATTGTTCGTATAAGTCTTTATTTTTCTTTAAAAAGTCTGCACCTTCTACAGTTGTTGGATATTTTTCTATAGATACAGTTTTTGAAACTGTAAGAGGAAGTGGATCAATCCCAAACTTTTCTATAAATTTTTGTGTTGCTAAAACATCATCAAACTGATTTGCCCTTTTAATTGTTCTATATTCATCAGCTAATGTTTCAAAAAAGAAATAATCTAAGTTTTCATCAGTTAATTCGTATATTGGTTGTACAGAACCTGCTGGTCCCATAAGTTGTGAAAATGCTCTAAATAAATAAATTCTTCTAGCTGCTTTAACAGCTTCTTCCATACCTTCTTTAGCAGATTCTTCTGTTGAATCATTTATTAAACCTGCGTACAACATAGCTTTGTATGTATCAATTACTGTATTACCAAATACACCTTGTGAATTTTCTCCTTTGTTAAATAATAAAGTTCCAAATTTATCTAACCAAGCAGGAACAAATCCAAGTCTTTTAGCTATTTCTTTTGGATCTCTTACGTTTGTTGGCGAAAAATCACCAAAAACTATTTTTGATACAAAGTTTTCCTCTGGCATATTGTTCACAATAAAAGATGCAGGTAACTGTATAACAGGTCCAAAACCTGGTAACAAGGTAGCTGCTATATTTACAGACTGTGCATACACTGGCATATTTACTCTTACGTTTGTATCTGGTGAAGAATCCTTTAACATCCAGTTTTGAAATATATCTGATCCTGGATAGTTAAACATAACTTTGTTGTTTATAGGATTTTTATAAAAGAAACCTTTACCTGCAGGATCAAGTGTGTCATTTGGTTGTGCTGCACCATCCCAAGTAGTTTGGAATCTTGCAGCAACTTGTGGTTGTCTTTTTAGTATTGATGCCCAAGTTGTTAATACTTCTTGATACGCATTACCAAATGGAAACAACCAACGACTTGCTTCCCAAAACTTTCTTTCTTGTGTAATGTCATACAACAAACCTTTTACTTTTTCAACTGCAAAACCTTTTGCTAAATTCTCAATTAAGTTTGCATCTGATATACCTGCTTCTCCAGCAGATTTTGTCCTTTCTATTTTTGCTATTTCTCTTTTATTAAGACCAGCTTTTTTTGCACCTTCAAGTATTTTCTTTTTAACACTTTCATCTGATATAGATATTAGCTCTCTTGATTTACTCCAATAACTTGATTTAAATACAGGTATTCGTGATGCTGCATTAGTAGGTTGTGTTCCAAACCATTTAAATAATGATTCTACTGTTCTATCTAAAAACTTTCTATCAACAGCAAAAGGTGGAACTTTGTAATCTACTGCTTCAGGTAATACATCTTCAAACTTTTTAATATATGCTTTTATAACTTCTTTATTTGCTATATCAACTTTTTTTTGTAATTTAGTTGCTTCATTACCAGTTATAGAACCATCTATTAAACCTCTATATTCTTTTTGTTTTATTCCTGCTTTTGCACCAACATTCATATCAAATGTTTCATCACCTAATTTGAACTTGCCTGTCTTTACTAATTCATACAAATCTCTAGGTACATTTTTACCACCAAAAGATATTTTCATATCTTTTCTTAATAACTCAACAAAATCATTTAAAACTTTGTTGTAATCTCTTGGTGATAACCCACTAGCACCTTCTAATATTCTGTAAGGATTATGTTTACCTGCTGTTAAAGAAAGCATAGAATCCCTAGTAGGACCTTCTTCTTTAAGTTTTTTTATTAATTTTTGCACTGCTTCTTTTTTATTAGCAGCAAGTTCTATACTTGCTATTTCTTTTGCAAGTAAAGAATTTGAATAATTTTGTATTACTCTGTATTGTCCTTCATCCCATTTAACTTTGTTAATTTTTCTTTCTATTCTTTGATACTTTATATCACTAGCAACAGATTGTTTTCTTAATTGTTTAAATGTTCTTGTATCACCAACAGAAGATTCTGATATACCTTGTCTAAAAGTAGGTGTGTCCATCCATCCATCTTTTGCATAACTAGCTCTTACTTTTACGTTATCATCAAATAATCTAGCAAGAAGTCCTATGGGATGATCTAATACACCCAAAGCACCATCTGCTATAGCTCGTAATTGTTCTTCTGCTATAACTCTTACAGTCCAAGCAGGTCTTAACAAAACTAATGGTTTAAATATACCACTTACATAACCATCAAAAAATCTTGTCATACCTTCTCTACCAACAATACGAGTTGCATCATCATACTTATCTTTAAAACCACCAATAAGTTTGTTTGAAAGTTTTATAACATCTGATGGTTTAGATAATATTAAATCTTGTGAAAGCATAGTTTCTATAAGTGGTCGTTGAAATAAAGTTGTTGCTATGTCATCAAGTGTTTCTTTGTTTGTACCTGCAACAAACTCATCACCCTTTTTAAATAATTTTTCCCAAGCCTTTTTCATACCTAAAGGCAAAACATCAATATTACTGTATCTTGTAATATCTTCTGATATTCCTGTTTTCTCATCTAACGCAGCTTTTAGAGATAAAAATACTCTATCAACTAATTTATCTGTTGAATTTCCCTCTACAAGTTTTCCTGTTTTTGTTAGTTCTTCTTTATAAATTTGTCTTAGTTGTGAAAAATCATCTTTGACTTGATTAGTAAGAAAGGTTGCTCTTTTGTTTGGTGTAGAAGAAGATAGTTTGTCAAGTCCTTCTATCATATTTTTAACTCTTTTATTAACATCTACAACCTGATCTTTAGGATCAAGTAGTTTTAAAAACCTAGTGTATTCAACAATTAAGTTATCTGGGTTACCTGCATTTAATCTTGTTTTATACAAAGGTCCAAACTGTTCTTGTAAAGCAACTCTTAATGCACTTCTTTTTTGCACTTGTGGCACTGCACCTTCTGTAGCAACAGCAAGTATTTTTTCAGATAAAATATCTTTTACTGCTTTTCTTGCAGCTTCAGGTGATAAACCATCCTCTAAAGAAAAAAGTTGTTTTGTAAAATTAGTAAAGTCTTTACTAAATTGTTTATCCTCAATAACGTATTTGTTTACTAAATTAAAATTAGATTGTTCTAATATGTTTGCAGGTTTATCTTTATTGGCGTATAAAAAGTCTGCTAAGGTATCTCCAAGTTTTCCATCTATAGCTTCTCTAGCAGTAGTTTTACTAAAGTTTTTTCTAACAAAACCATTTAAGAATCCTAGTCCTGCTGCTGCTTCATCTGACAATGCTAACATTTTAGATGATGCTCTTATACCTTTTACAGTCTTTCCTACAAGAAATGTAGGATCAGCAAGTTGTAAACCTAAATCAAAAATACCTGTAGCAAAATCATATGCTCTATCCTCTGGACTAATTAAAAACTCAAAAGGCTTAAACAATACACGACCAGGTGTAACGTGTGGACTTTTACCTCTAGCAATAAGAGCTGCTGCTCTATCACCATCAAAGACTACTTTCTTTTCTGCTTCAAAAATTTCATCAAAGATATTAGCACCAAGTCTTGATATTGCTATCTCTCTAGCTTTTATTGGATCAGCACCTTTGTCAATAAGGTTTTGATATGTCAAAGTTTTTTCTGGATCAGTAGATTGAAACAAAGCATTTCCTAAATCTATCTTTTCTCCTCTTGCCCTTGCTTCTTTCCAATATGCAAAAGGATCTATAGCTGCTTTTTTCCACGCTTCTTTACTATCTACACCTTGTGATATAAGTTCTACTGATCTTAGTGGTTGTCCAATAACATCTTCATAGAGCTCTCTTACTCCAAGAAAAGCACCTTTGATACCTAACTCAAATAAACCACCTGTTTCTTCATTTACACCAAACTGATTAAATACTGCTGTCTTTAATTTTCCATATGTTGCAGCTTTTGCTTTTGTAAAAAACTCTGTAAGTCCTTCTATAAAGCCTTCATCTGCATTTTGTTTTGTAGCTTGTACCATAACGCTTGGTGGTACATTTACTGCTTGTTGATTTATTTGACTTAGTTTTACTGCCTGATCTCTACTTACTTGTAAAGGAGGTTGTGTATCTCTTTTTTCTAGTAAGTAATCTACGTTTACATTATCAGAGTATGAGGTTGCCATTACAAATACTCTAGTAAACTATCATCACCTGTTTCTAGCCAAGACTGATATACAAATTGTTTTATGTTTTCAGCCTGATATATTTGTTCTTCTGGTCTTGTATTTAGACCAGGACCAAAAGGTAATCCTGATGTAACAGGTTCGTTAGGTCTTTCTGTTGGTGCAAAAACATCTATGTTAGGCATTTGTCTTTGGGCTGCTTGTACTTGTGGTTGTTCTTTAGGAAGTGTGTCTTTTGGTAAAGGTGCAGCCTGTTGTTGTTGTATTAAGTCTTGTTGTTCTCCATATGCAACACCAGGTATTCTTCTTACTGCCTGTGTTGTATCTTGATAGTTTCTACCTGCTGGAGGTACAGCAGAGTTTCTATTTGTAATACCTTTGTTACTCGGACTTCTCGCCATCTTCTTCATCCTGTTCTTCGTATATAAACGTTTGACTAATAATCATATAACCTTGTGGTAAATCTATAGGTGAGAATGGAGAAAATCTAAGTTTTGGTTCGTATAATTCTGATTCTAAGATTATGTCATCACCAATCTCATCAACATCATCAAGTGAGTTGAATACTATATCTGCAAACTTTTTATTAATTGACATTATCCTCCCATACCTTGTAGTAATTGTGCTATGCCTGGTGGAGGACCCTGTGGTGGTAGGGCACCTCCTCCAAGCAGTTCTTGCTCTTGTTCTGGTATTTCTGGATCTTCTGCTGTGTAAAACTTATCTAGTATTGTACTCATATCATCAGGATTCTTTCTTATCTGTATTACAGCCATAGTTGCTTTTGCATCACCTTGTTGTGCCTGTGCAAGTAAAGAATCAAATAAAACTTTCTCTGCTTTTTCTTTTGTAATTCTTTCGTTTACTCTGACAATATTATCTAAGCCATCAAGGTTTTCTTGTAAGGTTTGTGTGTCAATAATACCTGCTTGTAATAGCTGTAAACCTGTAACAATCTTTTGTGGTTCATCATATCCAGCCATAGCACCATAAACACGCCTTGTTTTATATGCACCTGCAATATCTTTTTCTGGATCGTATGTTTCTGAAAAGAATGTATTTTTGTAATATCCTGATAGTTGTTTAGAACTACCACCATACATTTTTTCATCCCACTCTAATCTTTTGAAATCTATCATCTCTGCAGCATCTGCCATTACTGTATGATATTCTCTAATCATCAATGACATAGATGCACCGAGTTCTTCTAATCCTCTACCTGTTGCAAAGCTAAGTGGACTTTGTGAATCATCAGATACAGGATAAGAACCACCTACTCGTAGTTGTCGTTCTATTCTGTCTATTTGTTGAAATA